ATCAGTTGATTCTTCTGAATGAGTCAAAAAGAAAATATATAAATCTTCTCTCAGATCTTTTGGCATTTTTGCAACCTGTGCTAGGTTAGAAGCTATCTGAGTAAATTTCTCATACCCTTTCTCATTTGCTCTATCAAAATATTCAAAACTGGACATATATTGCCAATCATCAACAACGACATTTGTTATATGAGGCATTTTATCATTAACATGTTTTAAAGCTTTCATAATCCCTACTGATGTAGAAGTAGATGTTAAATTACCTGACGGATTATCTTTGCTTATTTGTTTATATTTACCTTTCCAACCTTTAAAGGGTAAAGGTTTATTAGCAATATTAATTATAAATGTTTCTTCAGGATTTAAATTTCTGATTGATGTAGACTTACCTGAACCTGAGTCTGCAATTACTAATGTACTTGTTGCCATTCTATTTAATTTTATTTAGTTTTTCATTCATGCTTAATAAAGCTTTTTCTATACCTATTAATACATCTACAATAGATCTATCATCAGGATTAACAATCTTAGTAAAGCTATCATCTAAAGTTAGTTGTTTAGATTCAGTACTTCTTGATACTATATCATTAACACTTACTAATTCTTTAACCGGTATAAGATGTCTTTCAAATCCTGAGTTAGATGTATGCATTTCATATTCACTCTCCCAATATTTATTATGCTTTAAAAGATATAAGGTTCTCTTAGTATCTTCTGAATTGTAATCAATATCAACAAACTCCGTGTAAATATTTTTTCCTTTTTTTAATTCACTTGGGAAAAAACTTATATGTAATTCATCTTTATTACTTGGTCTATATGCCATCTTTGGTATATATAGTGCATTAATTTCTCCAATATTTTGAAAATAATTTTCATGCTCCTCTCTAAGTTTTCCAACTTTCTTTTTTCTTTCTGCTGGTGTCATACTTTAAATTTTATTTTAATCTAATATTTTAGTCTTCTCTCTTCTTTCTTTTACTTGTAAGAATAACTCATGAAGATGTAATACATCTTTCCTAAATTCTTGACCTAAAGACATATTGTTAGGTCTTGCATTTACATAATTATATAGATATGTTATCATTATTTCATCTAATTCTTCTGATGAAACTTTGTGTTTATACTCTCCTATTATATTTATTAAATCTCTCATAATTCTATCTTCTTTGTTGTGTTTCTGGAGTAGCCATTTCTTCTATCTGCATTTTTTCAAACTTAGCTTTAAAGAAACTCATTCTTGCATCTCCATTTCTTGCTTTTAAAAAGTGTAATACTAGTGTCTCATCATCTGCTATTACATATCTATCAGGTCCATAGTATCTAATCTTTTGCTTTGCAGGTCTGTTGATACCTATTAAAGTATCAGCATGTTGTAGCATAGCATCTGAACCAAATATATCAGACTCAAGAATATAATTACCATACTTACCATCAATTGCTCTATCAGGGTTATCTATGTTCCTATTAAGCTGTGATAATGCTATAAATAAACAAGGATAATCTCTTTTACATTGTGTAAAGAACTCACCAAGTTCAAACAACATATCTAATCTATTATTTTGATATGGTGCTCTTTTAACTAATATGGTATGGTCTAAAGTTATTATAGTTTTTTTACCTTTATGATGATTCATATACTGATCAACCTGTTCACGCATTTGGTTCACAGTCATAGGTGTACTAATTATATCTACGGGATACTTAACTCTTTTCTTTGCATACTGATGACAAGCGTTTATAACATCTGATTTTAATGTACTACCTGCACTACATAATTGTTTATATGTTTTACCTGTAATAGAACTAAACTCCCTTATTGCAGAAGTTCTACCAACCATTTCAAATTGAAACTCAAGAACTCTAAAATCTTCTTCAGGGTTTAGTACAAAGGATTCTCTTATTATTTGATCTTTAATTAATGTTTTACCTGATCCGGGTCTTCCACCAATAACTGTAAGAGTATTCCATTCTAATCCGTCTGTTGTAGCATCATTAAATTTAGTCCATGGTGTATATATAGATTTCTCTTCACCAGTTTGTCTTTTTAACATATATTGCAATGCTTCAGTAAAAGACTTATATTGCCCATTCCATGCAGGTTTATTATTGCTCATACTTAGTTGGTTTTATTTAAAATGTAATTTAGACCACTTTTTCTTTGAAGTGTTCTTCTTCAGTACTTACTCCATCACGTATCATATCACAATAATCTGATAGCTTTGAAGTTTTTACTTTATGCTTATCCTGCTTTGAAATAAAATATTGACTATTCTGCATGTACATGTATTGATTATCTCTATACTCATTTACATACATCTTAGTTGCTTTTATAATTTCATCCCAAGAGTAATCATACTCACCAAAAAACCATCTAAAGTTTTCTGTAAGTATTTTAACATTGTTTCTAGCAGGTACACCTGATGGCAATCTACCTTTTGGAAATACCTCACGATATTTTTTTATGATTTCTAAACCATCTTTTCCTAGTAATTCTTTTTCAGTTCTTTTCTTATTAACCTTAAAGTAATTATCTAGATGTGTAATGATTTTTAATCCTGCACCTGTAACATTCTTTTCTTTAATATAACCTGTATCAATAAGAACATTATAATCTTGTTCATTATATGTACTAGGTGTAGTATTATTATAAATACTAAACAATAAAAAGCATTGATTAGGTGTTAATTTATTCTTTAACATCTTTTGAAACATTTCCCACATAATATCTATAACTATTTAATATTGAATTATAAGTTGTTGTAATTTCTGTATCTCCAATTTGAATGAGATCTCTTGCTCTAACAATTGAGTTAATAACAGTTGCATGATTTTTATTCATATAATCAGCAATTTCTACTTTTTTATACCCTAATTTATTTGCTATAAAAGCAAAGCAATGAGCATAAGTTATAACTGGATGTCTTCTTGTACTAAAATCTAAATCATCTATTATGTCTGGATCATATTTTTTAGCTGTTATTATAACTATTTCATGTAGTTCTTTTAGTGTCACTATTTTTTTGGTTTCAAAATCTGCTTTTATTATATCATTAATATTTAAATTAAGCTTTATATTATACTTATCTCTTATAAATATTATAAAGTTATTTAAATCATTATTTATACTTTCTACACGTTTGTTATTCATATTTTAAAGTTTTATAAAAGTACAAAAAATCTACCAAATAATAGTGGATTTTCCTTGTAATTTTAAGTGTTCATTTATTTTATTAAATACATCTTTTGAATCCCATGATCCACCTCTATATGCTGCAGATGCAGGATGTGAAACCTTTAATACAGTATTATTTGTAAGCATTAACTCATACTGTTCAGCTTTCTTACCAAGCAAAACAATTATAAGGTCACTACGTTTATTAAGGTCTTTAAATATATTATTTATAAAGCCATCCCAAATATTATAATGAGAACCAATCTTTCCAATTTGTACAGTAAGTGCTGTATTTAGCATTAGTATACCTTGTTTAGACCATCTTTTTAAATCTGGATTTAATCCTTCTTTTAGTAATTTTGATTTCTCTTCCCCTATCATAGGTGTATATACAGTTTTTACTATTTCATCAAAAATATAGTTTAAAGATTTTTCAATTTTATCTTTTTTACTACAACTAAATGAAATTCCATCAGCCACTCCAAGCTGTGGGTATGGATCTTGCCCAACTATAACTACATTCATTTTCTCATAAGGACATTCTAAGAATGCATTAAATATGTCTTTATACATTGGTGTAAATCTTCTACCTTGACTTACTTCATTTACTAATTTTACAATTATATCATCAAACTGTGAGCTATTTACACTGTCTTTTATAATATCCCAACCTGTATCCTCAAACAGAGAAATAAGGTAATCTTTTTTTTCTTTTATATTAATGCTTAAATTTTCCATAATTTTTTTATATTTGTAAAAAATAACATAATAATGTCTGATAATAAAAATTCAACTCTTACGTATGACTTTACTAAGAACATTAAAAATATAGAAGTTAATACTTCTTTTATTAATGGATTAGAGTCTTTACTAATGTACTTTATATTAGAAGTAGTAGAAGATCCTGCTACTATACCTGATATTTTTAAAAAGTTTGAGTCTATCATAAAAGGTGATGCTAAAGACTTACAGTTAACATCTACGGAAGTACATATGTATACTATATTTTCATTACAACAACTCTTAAAAGGCCATGCTATTGAGCAAAAACTACACAAAGAAGTTGATGTTAATATTAATAAGGAAGAAGTTAAAGAATCTTTATCATTATTATTAGAAGGCAAGAAAGAAGATGCCTTTAAAAAAATGAGTCAGATTCAAGAAACTATCAATAAGAGTTTATCTTAATTGTATACCGTTAAAGTCTGCTATTTCTAAGCAAGTTTGAATTACCGTGTTTAATTCTGACTTATCACACTTACCAAAAGACTTACAGTATTCTGTATTATCTTTTGTAAAGCATAAACCTGCTTTTCTTTTTACCTGAAGTTTTATTTCTTCAAATGTATAACCAATCTCATTAGCTATTTCTCTACACATGGAGTGTATATATGCTAATTGGGCTACGCTACCTTTTCCATTATTAGCTCCAACAAATAATTCAATTCTTGTATCATCAGGAAACTAACTAAGAAACTTAATGTATCTACTTTCTTGAGCTTTTATAGGGAAATGAAGCTTTCCA